ATAAGAGTGGACAAGATTCCACCTCCTATGACAATACGCTTGGCCATGAATTCATACATCTTTATGGAGCTACTGAGTTCCTTGATGTTAATGATTTACCAGATTCACTTTCAGCTATTTCTGAGCACCTGATGCTCGAGCTTTATGGTGATGATTCACTTGGCGGCGCCTCACAGGCGTTTAGCGACTGGACCGCACAATTTGGTGGTATTCGTGACTATCTTAATCGATTGTACACGAAGTTCGGTATGATTTTCAAAACTGAAGAATGTAAAGTTCAACCCTCTTTGGAGGGTTTAAAGTTTATTGGAGGTTATTTCCGTTACACTAAATATGGATGGGCACATGACTTTGATATTAGTCGTGCTCTTGCAGCTTTCGCAGCCGATAAAGATTTTCCATCCCCAAATCAACTTTGGGCTAAATGGACTGGTTTACTGGTTTTAGCCGCCTTCCACCCCGAAAGGGAGTGGATGCGTGAGCACATGAGTCTTAAACGAAAGGAGTGGTTAGATTCAGACGTGCAGCTCTATACGAGTTATATCCCAACAGATTGGGATTTGTACGCATTTTGGTTCGGGTGGGAAACTAAGAGCGATCATACATCGGAGTGGTCGCCACCAACTGAGCACGAACTAGCTTCGTGTCTTGGTATCCGATAAAATTTCATCCCAAGCTGGGTGAGCCTGTGCCTCAACGTGTTGAGTCTGTCCTTAGGGAAGACGAGAATACATTAACTGAAGCACAACAAATCGACGATCTAGAATCGTTTACTACGTTACCGGTTTTACTTAAGACCGATTACACTGCTTTTCTTAGCGGATTATATCCGGAAGAACCAAAACCTCAAAAGGATACTTTCGAATTCGTATCACCCCCTCAAGAGTGGAGTGACGAATCATTGACTGACCTAGCGCGTCGAATAAACGCGCATTTACCAGGTTACTTACAGCGATTAGAGTCTGAACGTGCAGCCTTTGTACGATCATATTTCTCAGACAATACGTTTAGAGATTCTCAAGGAGAACCCGGAGACATTTTGGTACGCCCCGTGCCTATCGATTTTCTACCGGACGAGTGGTTTGATTCAGACAGTGAAGATGGCCTCAGTGACTACGAAAGTGTTGCCTCAGAGGGCAAAGACAGAGAGGAAGCCGAGGAGGAAAAATCCCCCAGGGAACTCATCTACCCAGAAGAGAAATCCCCGAAAGCTATCCAACCAGGGTTATCCACAGAGCCCTGCAAGAACAATGATTGTGACAAATGTCCGGGCGGCACCGGTGAACAACCAAAACCTCCAAAGAGCGAGGTCAGGTGCAGCGAAGGGGAGGTACAACAACCCCTACTTTGCGACACTGATTCATCCAGAACGATTTACTGGGATTAGGTATCCAGATGCCTACTCCAGATTGACCGCGATGGTCCCGTTTCTGCATACTTTCAGTATCCCGTACATGCCTCTTAATGCGGTCGCAGAACCG